CCTTTGTCCCCTTTTGGCCCCGGGGCACCTTTGGCTCCGGCTGCACCAGCCGGTCCCTGAGGGCCTGCGGGCCCCACTACACCAGGTGCGCCAGGTTCCCCCCTGTCCCCCTTCGGTCCGGGGACTGCTGCCCGGGTTGCTGCCTCTTCTGCCTTCGTTTTTGCTGCCTGCACTTCTGCCATTACCGCTTTCACAGCCTTTGGGGTTGCCGCTTTTGTTTCATCATCGCTGTTGGTATCGCTGCTCAGCTGTACAACACCTTTCTGTGATGTGCTGGCATCCGGAACACTGGCGACACTGCCTGCGGGACCCGCAGGACCTGCGGGGCCGGTTTCTCCCCGAGGGCCTGCGGGACCTGCCGGACCTGTTGCGCCGGGTTCACCTTTATCCCCTTTCGGGCCGGTTTGCCCTGCCGGACCCTGTGGTCCGGGTGGTCCGGCCTCTCCACGTGGGCCGGTGTCACCTTTCGGCCCCGGCGGTCCGCCCGGGTCACCTTTATCGCCCTTCGGTCCCTGTGGACCTGTTTCTCCCCGTTCTCCCTTTGGCCCCGGCTCACCTTTTGGTCCGACCGCCCCCGTTGCCCCGGCTGGTCCCTGTGCCCCTGTGGCACCCTGTGGACCTGTGTCCCCCTTCTCGCCCGCCGGTCCCCGGGCATTCTCTGCCCGTTTCTTCGCTTCCTCTGCACTCGCCGCCGACGCTTCAGCACGCTTCAGGATTTCCGCTGCCACCGCTTCCAGCTCTGCAAGCGCTTTCGGGTAATACTGCGCCTCATCCTGTTCCATCAGAAATTTATTCAGCGTTCCCGGCTCAGAATCCGCCTTCACCAGAATGTCACCCACATACGACGGGGCGTACCCTTCCGTGTTCAGCGTCACCCGGTACCACCCCGGCTCCACATCAAAACTGTAACTGCCGGTTTCCCCCGGCTGCCCCTGCGCCACCGTGGTGACAATCACTGTCTCCGTGGTGCGCAGGGCTTTCAGTTCAATGGTGCATCCCGGCACCGGCTTCCCGGTGCCGTCCTTCAGCACGCCCGATATTCTGACTGTCATAGATTTTCCCCATAAAAAAAACCGCAGTGCCGGTTTCCCGGTCTGCGGTAAAAATCGTGGTTTACAGGATTAAAAAGGTGCTATCCGGAACCGGAATTCACACAGTGAACGGTGGGTGATCCAGATAATGAGCACTACAGTGATACAAATCACGGTGGTTTTTGCGACACAGCACTTGCTCCTTATTACGGAGAGGCGCTAACCTGCCACTTGCTTAAGATAGACGGATCAGGGCCTCGGGTTAACATTGAAGTTGACTCGGGGCCTTTTCACATCAGGCTTTCAGGTGTTCCCTCCGGCCATCAGCCAAAGGCACCCGCGCATACTGTGCGGTTTTTGTCTCCTTCCGGCAATCACGATCGTCCGGGATTAACTTTCCACAAATCCTGAAGCTGACGCCTTCATCGTTGTGATCTGTATCCCTGTGGTCATAAAACCCGGTGCAGTTCCATAATAGATGACCTCAATCCGGAACTTGATCCTGACATCACCTCCCCCTGACGCCATCCTCATGAAATAGCTGAACGGAGTGGATGACCCGGGATATATGGTGTCTTCCTGAACGGGGTATCCCCCTGACGTACGCCTGGTACCGATGGATGAGGTTTTGCTGAACACCACCCGATCATTCACACTCACCGTCAGCGTACAGATTGAGGTCGCACCGTCACCATCACTTCCTTTGTAGATAATACCGGAATAAAAAACCGGCGGGATAACAATATTCCGGTCAAACGACTGATCATCAATGACAGTAACCGTTCGTTCTGTCGCGTGTCTGTGCTCCCCTGCAGCCCTGAGATCAGGAAGACTGACATTGTGCGTTTTCACCACATCGCCAATGATATTTTCCGCTCTCAGAGTACCTTTGATGGTACAGTTCTCCGCTATCACGACATTATTCAGCGTGCCCGAGTTCGCACTGATATGTCCGCTGATATCCGCATTACGGGCCGTCAGCCTGCCTTCCGGCGTCAGGGAGAACGTAGGGGGATTGCCGGACGAGGTGATACTCACCGCAAACAGCCGCTTCAGGAACACATCGTTCATGAACAACTGATTCCCCTGCGCCACAAATAACGGCGTGGTGTTGCCGTCCTCCGGGTTAATCATCGCAATACGGTCAGCCAGCAGCAGTATGTTGCTCAGGGGCTGGCCATCAGTATCCTCAATCCCCGCTCCAATACCGGCAACATAGGGTATGCCATTTTTTGTTTTCTGTACCTTCAGCATGTAAAGTGCAGCAAGGTCATCATTTGTGTCCTTCTGCACGCGCTGTATCTGCTGTATGGTGGCGCTCTGGTCCTCCAGCGTTTTACTGACCGTCTGCGTGATTTCATTGCGGGTTTCTGTGATGGTGGTCTGCATTTCCGCCATCTCGTCCTTCAGCTTGCTGTTGTCAATCTCTGCCCACAGCGCCTCTGCCAGATGTGTTTTTCCTATCTTTTCCCGGAAAAACTCCAGATAGCCCGCAGCATCATTGCTCGCCCGTCCACTGGCTTCCACAAAAGCAGATTTACCCACCAGGTTGACGCTGCGCACATAAAACCAGAAATCCTTTCCGGGCTTAATGTGCGGACCGGAGACACTCCACTGACTGCCGGTCCCCAGATAACGGGCAGAGGTTTCCACCTGTGCGGCGTCTGCAATTTTTGCCTCCGAAAACCAGAACTCAAACTGCACCGTCGGGTCATAAATGGTCAGTTTCGGGACTGCCGTTATCTGAAAATACCCCGGCGTCAGTTCAACACCGGCAGGCGCTGCCGGTGCGTTAATCCGGAACGTGGTGGTGGCGGGTTCGCCCTGCTGGCCGTAGCTGTTTATCGCCCTGACCGTCAGGGTGTATTCCCCGAGAGGCAGGCCACTGAAACGGTGCTCCGTATCGGCAGTGATGGCGGTGGTCAGCAGGCGGCTGTTCTCATCGCTTCCACTGGTCAGGCGCAGACTGAAGCGCACGCCCTTCACCACCCTCGGCGTGTCCCATTTCGCCAGCGCCAGATACTGGCTGTCAGCTGCGCTCACCTCCACCGTGAGGTGCTGTACTGCCGGTGGGATAACGCTGTTCAGGGTGCCTGACTGCGGCTCAAAGCGGGCTCCGTTATCCACAATGGCTTCTTTTTCCGGTACGTGCTGCACCGCCGTGATGGCAAAGGTGCCGTCCGTGTTTTCCCGGATGGAGACACAGCGGAACAGGCGACGGCGCAGTGACGGCAGGGAGAGTCCCCACACACCGTATGTCTCCACACCATCAGGCAGGGTACTGACCTGTATCCGGTCCGGCGCGGGGTGTGCGGTGATGTCCACACTCACCGGCTTACCGCTGCCGTTAATCAGGTTCACCGCCGATGTACCTGTCTCCGGCAGGGTAACCTCACGGTCCAGCGTCAGGGTGCGGGTGGCAGCATCAATGGACAGGATACGTCCGCCGGTCATAGTCCCGGCATAGTCGTTATCACAGATTTCAATAATGTCACCCGGTGTGTGACGCAGCCCCTGTGACCCGAGCGTGAAGTCCACCGTCTGCGTTTCCAGCAGTTCGGTCTTTATCACCCACAGACCTGCACGGTGAGCCTGACCGCGGCTGGTACAGCCAAACGCATCCATCTTCAGCAGATTGCGTCCGTAGCGCAGTATGGCTTCCGGGTCTTCCACCAGTTCCGTGGAGGTCTGCCAGCCGTTCTGCGGGTCGGTGTAATTCACCTCCACCGCCGTGTGCCGGTCCTTCAGGGCACTGAAGCTGTAGCGGAACCCCACGCCGTTATCATCCACCACCACATCGCTGTTGGTGTACGGCCACACCACATCCGACGGGCGGTCCTGAACGAACGTCAGCGTCTGGCCGTTCCATACCGGCATACAGCGCATCGCCGAGCAGAAATCACTGAGAACGTCCCACGCCTTACGCTGTTGTGCCAGGTACGCATTAAAGGTCATCCGCGGCTCTGTGCCCCCGAAACCATCCGGGACCGTCTGGTCGCAGTACTGCCCGATGGCATACAGCGCCCACTTGTCCACATCCGCCGCCCCCAGGCGTTTTCCCATCCCGTAGCGCGGGTGAGTCAGCATGTCCCACAGGCACCAGGCCGGGTTGTTGCTGTATGCCGGTTTCAGACTGCCGTCCCAGATACCGCTGTAGGTGCGTTTTTCCGGGTCATAGTTTGACGGCACCTGGATGATGCGACCGCGGATATGGTAGTTCACCGTCATCTGCTGACCACCGAACTGCTCCGCATCCACCTGCAGCCCCACAATCGCCGTGTTCGGGTAGCACTGTTTCACATCGATGATTTCGGTGTACGATGACCAGAGTGTTCTGTTCTGCAACTGGTCCGTGGTGCTGTCCGCCGTCTCCCGGACCATCCGGATGTTAAAAGGACGGGGAGGCAGATTATCCAGAATCACCGACGCCAGAAACTGCGAGGTGGTCTTGCCGTTAATGGTGACATCCTTTTCTGTCACCCAGTTACCGTTACGCTGTAACTGAATCAGCAGGCGGACGGATGTCGGGTTTCGGTCACCCTTTGACGTGGTCTGCACCAGTGACTGCACCCCGAAGGTAACCCGCAGGCGGTCAATGTTCGCGGACGTAATGGTGCGCGTCACCGGTTTTGCCTTCGTCACTTCCACGCCCAGTACAGTTTCAGCTCCGGAGGACTCAAAGCCTTCCGGTGGTGTCTGCTCCTGCTCCCCGGCGCGCCAGACCGCCGTCACACCGTGTATCACGGGATTACCGTCCGTGTCCGTCAGCGGGGTTTTGTTCACCAGGATACTCTGCAGTCCCTTCACCGGGCCTTCTATCGGTCCCTCACCAACCGCATCAATCACGCTCATCATCTGCGTGGATTTGAGATTATCCTTCGCCTCACGAGGCGTGTGTGCCTTACCGCCACCTTTTCCCATACAGCCTTCCCCTGAATAAATTAACCGCCACTTGCCATTCCGTACAGAAGTCGGATATCCTTCGCCCGAAAAGCATGAAACACATTTCTGCCATGCTAAAGAGAAACCCCGGTATCAGCAGATACCGGGGTTTTCTTTCATGTCCACCGATAATCCTGTTGGTAAAAACCGGTAATGGCATAAAAATTCTGAATATCTTCACATTTTCACAAACTGACTGTGGCGCGTATAATTTCGCTGCGTTAGTGTTTTTTTGCCCGAGTAACAAAAACAACTCCTTAACTCTAATCTTTGTCTGTCCCCGCAGCTCCGCGATCACTGCGGGATTTTTTTTATTCTTTTTACCCCTGCCGCCCGATAACCACGACCTTTCCGCACCCGCCTTCATCACGGGTACTGATGTCCTGGGATATACGGCGGGAGCCAACCAGCATTTCCCCGTAAGGCACCGGCATCGGGTTACCCTGGGCAATCATGTTGTCCAGTGACGAAAAATACGTGTTCTGTCTGCCGTTATCCGTTGCGCGGTAATCCGGTGTTTTTGCCTTCGGGGCCAGCATCTGGGCCACACCCCCCAGAATCATGCTGGCCCCCAGTGAAAACAGCATCGTGGTGGCAGAAAAACCGCCGGCACTCAGGGCTGTACCCCATAACGCCATCGAGGCACCGGCAGTGAGGAAAGAGCCCACGATGGCTGCCGCCCCCAGCACAATCTGCAGTCCACCCTTTCCGGCCCCGGCCAGTCGCGGCACAATATGGATAACCGTTCCCTCACTCAGTGGTTCGTGAAGGCGGGCATACACCGCCTCCGGTGCCGTATCCTCACCGGCAATGCGTATCTGGTACCAGCCTTCGTTCATCTGACGGCGAAAGCCCGGCACCTGCATCGACAGTGCGCGGATGGCTTCCGCTGCCGTGTTCACATACAGGCTGAGGCGGCGGCCAAATCGTTGTAAATCCCCGTGAAGGCAGATGCGTGCCAGTGGCGGTGACGCCAGACAGAATGCGTTCGTCGTTGCCATTTTTCGGAATACCTCTCCCGTTTACTCAGCTGTTCAGGCAGATGGTGAAGCAGCTCACCGTTGCCGCAGTAAATGGCGGCATGATTAGCCACCGATGCGCCGAAGCAGCACAGCAGGATATCGCCCGGCAGTGCAGAGGACAGGGGCACCCGGTAAAAGCCCGTTGCCTCCATATTGTCCAGGTAAAGGTTCTGACCGTTGCACCACCAGTCATCCCCGCGATGAAAATCCGGCATATCAATGCCTGCCAGATGGTATGCATCCCGGAACAGCGTGTAACAGTCCGTCACCCCGTGCGCAAAGCGCCGTCCCGTCAGGTGCGGAACGCAGCGGAATTTGTGAATGTCACCCCGGCTGACCAGCCACCAGGGCAGTGCGCTTTTTATCTGCAGCCGCCGGTCGGCCTCGCTCAGCCAGGGCAGTCCACCGGGATGACTGTGGACCAGTGCCACAATCTCCCCCTGCATCTCTGCCCGCAGCCAGTCTTCCGGTGCGATACGAAAATACGCCTCAGGCTCTGCAGAGATATTCACGCACGGCTGGTACTGGTTGCCCTCCGGCGTGCTTATCACGAAGCCGCACGACTCCGCAGGCGCACACCGCCGGGCATGCGCCAGAATCGCTGATTCAGTCTGTGTCATGGGATTTACTGCGAAAGTTTATTAATGGAAAGGAAACCGCCAAAATTGCCGACATTCCTGCGCAGTTCACACCCGCGCATGCACTTGCTGCATCTGTCCTTACGGATATCCGTGGTGGGTTTATCGAACTCATCCGCCACAGCCCCGCCCGTGTAACCACACTCATCAGAGCGGTAGGTCCACATACAGGTGTTCGCCAGCATGATACGACCGGGAAACAGCGCCCCGTCCGTCTCGGTCGGTGTGGCCAGCACAAACGAGGCCGTCATGGCTGTCAGCTGCGACATCTGCTCCACCACCCAGCGGTCACTCAGCTCCTGCTCCGGGTCCGCTTCCGGATTGCCCGCAACGAAATTCACCGCATCCAGAAAACGGGCATACACCCGGCGGCGGACCACCGTGGCCCCCACCAGGCTCTGCAAATCCTCCGCCATCCCGGTGACCAGACCGAACAGATTGGACACCGTCAGCGACGGTCTGGCACTGCTGCCCCGGCCGTTCATCTCAAAACCGCTGCCGTCAATCGGGTATGCCTCATACTTACGCCCCTGCCAGGTGACCGGCTCCCCTTTTTCATTCAGCTCATTACAGAAAAAATACCGCTCACCGCCCTGTACCGTCAGGTCGATTTCCCAGAGTACCACCCGCGGTGACTGCTCTGATTTAACCGACTCGTTCAGACTTTCTTCGTGAATATCCTGCATCAGTTCACCACCTGCTTAAACTCCGCGCTGAACTCAACGCGCAACATCCCGACCCGCGCAGACCACCCGGCACAGGTCACCTTTATCTGCCGGTATGCATAGGGTGGCTTCCACAAAAATGCCTTCCAGCCACCGTGCTCTGCCAGAAACGCTTCCAGATGCCGGGCCTCCTCCCGGGTCACGGAAAGCATCACCCGGTATGTTTTCAGGTCAGCATTCAGCCCTGCCGCCATACGCTGTGAGTACCCGTCACCAAAACGCACTTCACGCACCGATGGCTGCGAGTTCACCTCCATATCCGGCTTCACTTTCCAGCGAAAGGTTTTCATCCACCGCTCCCTGATAACATACCGCCATCACGCAACTGCAGCCGGAGTTCATCCTGTGCCCCCTTGCGGGCCATCTCATACACCGCTTTCATCAGCTGCGGCNCTGCCCGCCCGTTGGGGCCGTCGTTCTGAATCACCACGTGATTGTTCTGATT